ACGCTCTTCCGATCTGTCTTTTAGATATTGATCCTAAAAATCTTAATACTAAAAGTATTGAAGACGCTCTTTTAAAAGCAGGAGCAGGTACTAGAGCAAAAGCTAAAGGAATTATAGACCAGTTAAAGAAAGATACTCAATCAATTAATGATCCTCTACAAAAAGTCCAAGACGGGTTTGCAAATTTAGATAAAGCATATTTAGCATTAAATAATAGTTTTATTAATAATGACGTAGGAAGCCAGTTTGCTGTAGCATTAATTGGGCAACTTAATAATTTAGATAAAGCATTTGAAAACCCAACTACAAGGGTAGCAACATTATTAAAAATTTCTAAAGACTTATCTGTTGTACAAATGTTTCCACCAGAAACACAAAAACAATTAGTTGACGCAGCAAAAACTGCAGGAGAATTAACAACTAAAATTGAAGAATCAGAAAAAGCCATGAAGTCGGCTCAATCTAAAATAGATTTAGTTAATAAGTGGCAAGGTCGAGGCACTACTTTATCACAAGAAAGAGCTATTGAAATTAAAGTTGAAGGCGAGCGAGAGCTTCAAGCTGCAACAAAAGTACACGAAGAAAGCACTAAAAAACTCCAGGAAGTAAATACTAATTTACGAGGTGCTCTAGCCACTGGCATGACTACTGCTATCGGAGTTTTACAAGCTCCGTTGTCAGCAGCAATTGCACAAGCAAGTATTAATAGTCAAAAAACAGCTTTATCGGCTATTCCACGTACTTTACAAACAGTAGATCTTAATGCAAAACTAGAACTACAATCTATTGCTGTACGTAAACAAGAAATATTAGCACTTTATACTCTTGCAAAAAGTTTTGACTTAGAACGACTAGATCGTAAAAAAACAGACCTACAGGAAAAGCAAGATAAAGCTCGGGCTTCAAACGACTATGCGGCTATTGGAGAAACTCAAAAACAAATTAATATTATTACTGAGCAAGAAAGAGCATATAATACTAAAAACTATGCAAAAGAGTTTGGTACAGGAATGAGCGAAGAAGTAGCAGGCATTATTAGTCGTCGGATTGGTCTTGATACAAAAATAGCAGCATTATCAGGTGAAGCAGAGCAAGTAAGAATTAAACAAATTACAGACTCAGTTGCCGTAAGTTTTGAACAGGCTTCAAAAACACGCCAAGATACTTTAGACGTTCTAACAAAGCAAAATACTGCTGAACGCCAAACACCTGCATTTTTAGCAATGTCACCTGCTCAGCAAGCAAATAGACAAGCTGAGCAAGCTGCAAATGAAAAGTACTTACAAGACCAAGGTACTTTAATGGAAGTTGCTAAATTAAAAGCAACAGCTGGTATGCTATTATCAGACGCTTTACTTATGAAAAATAAAGGTTTAACCGATGCTTTTACAGAAGCTATAGATTTATCAGACATAGACATAGCAAACAAACAAAAGTCTATAAAATATAGTAACGAGCAAATTGTTTTAGAGAGCGCCCGTAAAGCAAGTGCTTTAGAATACGTATCCGCCACAAAAGCTGAAAATTTACAATTAGATAAAATTGCTGGAACACAGCAAAATGCTTTAACACTAGCTCAAAGCAATAACGATTTTGCAAAAAATAAACTTGATTTTGAACAACAATTCAACGCACTTACTTTAGATGAATATGCTAACAAAGTACGTATATTAGAAATAGATAATGCAGGCATTGAACGAGATAGGGCTCGTATAGACCAACAACGTAACTATAACAAAGCTTTACAAGATTTAGTTGCAAAACAAATTGAAAACGGCACAATACAACAAGACGACGCAGAAATAGAACGTAGAGACCTTGCAAACAATAATGCTTTAGCTTTAGCAAATATTGATCAACAGTATCAAGGCAGAGTACGTTTAGCAGATCTTGAAAAATCACGTCAAGACTATAACGGTAAACGTGAGCAAGAATATGCAAAAGCTTTTGAACGTAGCATGGACGGCATGATTGATAGTTTTATTAATTTTGCTAAAACTGGTAAGTTCAGCTTTAAGGATATGGCTAACGCTATTATTCAAGATATTGCTCGTATTGAAATTCGTATGCAATTAATGCAGTTTGCAGCCGAAAGCGGCGGATTTTTAAATATGGCAAGAATGTTCTTGGGATTTAGTGGAACAGCTTCAGCTACAGGGAGTATTGCTAGCGCAGCTGGTGGTGGCAGTTATGTTTTAAGTAGTGCTGGAGTTAAACTTGGTGGATTTGGTAACGCTAAAGGCGGTGTATACGATGCTGGTGTAAAACAGTTTGCCAAAGGTGGTACATTTACTAATTCAATTGTAAATTCACCTACTATGTTTAAATTTTCAAAAGGTACTGGGTTAATGGGCGAAGCAGGACCAGAAGCTATCATGCCCCTAAAGCGTGATGGCAATGGCAACCTTGGAGTGCGTACTAATCAGCAGCAACAAAAAGTAGAAGTAGTTGTCAATAATTTTGGAACTGAAAAAGCTACTACTAAAGAAACTGTTAATAATCGTGGTGAGCGTAAGATTGAAGTTATTATTGGTGATGCAGTGGCTGGAGAACTATCTCGTCCAGGAAGTGCTGTTCAACAATCATTCTCGTCAAACTTTGGTGCTAAACCCGCTGTAGCAAGGAGATAATTTATGGCAATTCCAGCATGGGATTCAACTTTACCACAAGTACCTCAAAAAGGTTTTACAGAGTCCATTGGAATGAACATAATTCGTTCTAATACGGACTCTGGTCCTGCTAAGCAGCGTCGTATAGGTTCTCGTCCAAACACAATGGACTTGACTTTTATAATGACCACAGCACAAACAACAACACTAGAAAATTTTATTAAAAATACACTAAAAGGTGTAAAGCGATTTAGCTTTACACATCCAAGAACTGCCGCCACTGTTGAAGTACGTATAATTGCTTCAACAGATGGTGAGTTTTTTCGCCTACAGTATTTAGCACCAGGTTACTGGCAAACATCTCTAAAATTTGAAGTATTACCATGAGTAGATTAAATACGTTATCAGAAGCAGCTATTAAAGCTATGTTTTCGTCTGAAACAGACGAACAGCTTATAATGCTATTAACTATTTATGATCCACTTGGCTCTACGGATCCAGCAGCTTCTACCACGCCTATCAGACTAACTGACAGCTATACTGGAAGATTAACTAGTCTAACAACAGACGACGAAGTCGCCTATGGAGTTACTAGTCGTAGTAATGAATTTGTGTTCATGCCTATGAGTTTAAACTTACCAAGTGAGCAAGAAACAGGTGTAGGAGAGTGCTCTATTACATTTAATTATGTAACTCCAGAAGCTATTGCTCTTATCAGAACACATCTATTTTCAAGAGCTAAAGTTCTTATTGAGCTGGTACTATCTGGTAACACAGACTATGTTGAAGCCAGTTTTTCAGAATTTTATATTGTTAATGCTAGTTATAATGCCCAATCTATTAACTTAAGTTTAAGTATGGTTAGCTATAACAAAGAACCATTTCCTAGCTTTAACTTTACTCCTAGTTATTTTCCAGGATTATTTTAATGAATTATGATAAATATATCGGATTACCTTATCTAGAAAATGGTAGAACTGAAGCTGGAATTGATTGCTGGGGATTAGCTCGCGTATTCTATAAAGAGCAACTAGGCATTGATTTACCTAGTTATAGTGAAGACTATAATGGTAGTCACGACCCAGCAGTTATTGAAGCTATTAACCTTTATCGGGATAATTGGGACAAAACTGACACGCCAACTATTGGAGATTTATGTCTTTTCAATATTCTTGGCGAGCCTACTCACGTGGGTATATTTATTGGTAATAACAAATTTTTACACAGTCGCGAAAATCGCGATTCTGTTATTGAAACACTAGATAGTCCAAAGTGGAAAAATAGGTTTCAAGGTTTTTATAAGTACTCAACCAAGTCTAGAATTGAGACTGTTGGTACTCCACACCCATTAAAAATTAGTACATATAAAGACTGGACTATACCAGGAACAACCGTAGAAGACTTTGTTAATTTTGTTAGCAAAAAGTATAGTGTAAGTGTTAATCTTGCTAATAAAATGGTTGTTATGATTGATGGTATTGTAGTACCACAAAAAGATTGGGCAACTACTGCTTTACAAGAAAATCAAACTATTTCTTATAAAAGTTTGGCAGGCGGACGAGATGCTTTTAGGTTAGTACTTACTGTAGCATTAATCTATGCTGGTTTTGCCTATGGCGAAGCATTAGGCAACTATGTTGGTACTCAAACTGGTGCATTTGCAGCTGGGTCTACTACTGCTAAAGTTGTTGGTGCTATTGCCATTAATATGGCTGGTCAGGCTCTTATTAATGTAATAGCTCCCATACGTCAACCTACAGTTAATGATCCAGGCAGTGCTCAGTCGCTAAATTTATTTACAGGTGCATCAAATCAAGCTAATAGATTCGGTGCTATTCCTGTTGTTTTAGGAAAAGTACGTTTTACTGGATTGCTAGGAGCAACTCCATATGTTGAAACACTATCCAATACTAGTGTTTTAAATACTGCTATTGTATGGGGGTTCGGACCACTAGATGTTTCACAGATATGCATTGGTGGCAATGCAATAGAAACATATTACGATGGTAATCCAGACACCGTACCGCGCCCAGTTACTTTAACAGGTATTGCAGGAGAATCTACTGTTGATTTTGACCGATTATATGGTCGCGATGTTGAGCAGCAGTATCTTAATTTAGAATTAGTTAACAATACTACAGACGGAAATCCTTGGAGAGAAGTTACATTAGCACAAGACTGTGACGCTATTGATATTGCGTTTACTTTTCCTGAAGGTATGCGTAAAATCAATACTAAAAATGGCACTGTAACTGAAGCTACTTGTCAATTAGAAATACAAACAAGGCCTTATAGTACGTTAAGCTGGGATCAAACTTTATCAAGCACCAGTTCAGGTGTATTCAGAAACGGTAATCCTGATGCTGTAACATTAGACCCAGAAGCTTATACTAATATATTAACACCTCCTTATGATCCTGACTATGAAGTAACTGTATACAGATATTCAACTTATTGTTTAAGTCCTAATGGCGGAGTTGTTAGATTTGACGGAGCCATAACGGATGTAGATGGCAGCAATGCTACAGCATATCTTCAAGGAAAGTATAATAATACCAGCTATGCATCGTTATTAGGAGATACAAGCACTTGGAGCTATTTACCAGAAGTTCCTACTAGTCATTTACCTATTTGTATGGTAAAACAAAACAGTGCTGGAAATGTAGAAGTTACAAACTATTTAAGTACTTATAGCGGTTATACTGGACTTGCCGTTAGTGTTGTACCAGTTAGCGAAAGCTGGAGTGGTGAATCTCTCGTTACATCAGCTACTAAAAAGATTAGCATTGGGGCTGGAAAAATATACGCACAAAGTGCAACTCCTGTAATACAAGGCGTAGCACAAGAAATATGGAGCACAAGAAGCGCCAGCGTAGAATCAGCGATTGTTAGTAACCAAGTAAGAATTGCAACTAGAAGTGATAATGTCTGGGGCAATTTCTTAAAAACTTATGGTATCTGGGCAGGAAGTGCTAGTAGTATTGGATCAACAGGAACTCCCTGGACATATACTGTGTCTAATATTAACTTTCCATACAAAGGAGTCTATGATTTTGAGGCTTCGGCTGATGACGAAGGTGAAATCTATGTAGACGGAGTATTGCTAATAACTATACCTAAAGCAGGATTTAAAAATACCGTTATTGAGCCTATTAAATTATCGGCAGGTAATCACTCAATAACAATAGTTGGCAAAAATAGCGGTGGCGGTGACTGTGGTATTGGTTGCAGAGTAACTTATACACCAAATGGTAAGTCAAATATACCTGCTACTCCAAATAACTATATTACATATGGCACAGATGGTAACAGTAAACTAAAGAAAGACGCTTTCAACGACGTTTATTCCTTAGAAAATTTACCGCGAGGAAAATATCAGCTTCGAGTTAGGCGTGTAAATAGCGATTTAACTGAAGACGAAACAGATCAGCATAAATATCATAAAGCAATACTTGTTAACGTAACTGGCTATGATAGTCAAGAAAGTCCTATGGTAAACCCTCCTGGATGTTACTTGGCAAAAACCGCAGTACGTATACAAAGTACTAATAAAGTAAACGGAAATGTTGACGGTATAAATGCTTTAGTACAAACTAGAACATGGGATTGGGACAAAGGCACTCAAAACTGGGTTATGCGACCAACTAATAATCCAGCTAGTTTATTTGCATATGTATTAATGCACAGAGCTAATGCATTTAGAATTACTGATATAAGTCACCTTGATATTCAAAAACTACAAGAATGGCATGAATTTTGCAATCCAGATCCAGTAATTGTTACTGCTGGCAGTTTAGTAGTTGGTAGATGGTATACTATTAAAACTGTTGGTACCACTGATTGGACTACTGTTGGCGCAGGATTTAATCTTGCTGGAGAAAGTTTTTATGCAACTGGATCTGGCACTGGTTCTGGAACTGTAGAATATTGCCCTAATTATACATATAATAGTATACTAACAAATACTCAGAGTGTTATGGATACACTGCGAGATATTTGTGCAGCAGGATTAGCTAGTCCTACCTATGTAGACGGTAAGTGGGGCGTGGTTATTGATAAACCCAGAACTCATACTGTACAACATTTTACGCCACACAATAGT